TGGTCAGACATAGAATCCCTTTCGGAAGTAAGTGATGCTATGTTTTTAAACTTTGGTAAAACCGAAGCCGAAATAATGAAGCTCGAAAAACAACTCGTTCGCGAAGCAATAAACCCAATCGATGAGAATTAATTTCAAAATAGCACAGCACTGGAACGACCTATCCGAATGGCAAATAAAAGCCATCGGGCGTTTTATGTTTAACTCTCGAAATGAGCAAACCGAAACTAAACTTTTTAAGAAAGTAGTGCTTTCAATTTTGATTGTGCCCAAGCCAAATTTGACAAATATTGTCAAATCAGTAATTTTGTTACTCCAAGTCCCATTCTCTGAGCTTGAGCAATACACCGCTTTTGTCTTTGATCAAAAAGAATTATTGACTCGTTTCCCTAACCAAATAAAAATTGGTCGTTGGCCATTTCGCAAAACAGTCTACGGTCCCGCACCACGATTAGCAAATACAACCATCGAAGAGCTATCCTATGCAGACACTTTTTATTATAAATGGATGACTGAAAATAACCCCGATGATTTACATCGATTAACGGCTATACTATATCGACCATCCGCAGAACCAACTCTGGAAGACAAACGAATTCCGTTTTCTAGTTTAACACTCGAGAGCAATTCCCGCATAACAGATGCAATCCCGTTGCCTGTGAAGTTTATGATTGCACACGCTTATTATGGCTGTCGCCAAAACTTTATAAATCGACACCCTAACATATTCCCACAGAAAAAAGCAGTTGAAGGAGAGGAAGAAAAACCACCAGAAAAACCAAAACCCTATCAGCCTTTTTCTAAAATCATAGATGCCTTTGCTATGGATGAAGTCCAAATTTTTGGCAATCATCAGCAGGTAGAGAAAGTATTTGCACCCAAGTTCCTCTCTATTTATGAGGAATCTATAAAACGAGAACGAATAAAAGAACGTCAACGTAACACAAAATAATCATGGCCAGAGTATTATCATTCAGTAAAGTAGATGCTTATTTTCAAGAATTAGCTGATAAGCATATCGATATCAAGGATTATTGCAGCACCTCTATCGAGGAATTGGCTAATAAAATAGCCTCTGTCGCAGGTATTCAATCCCCTATTTTAGTTTTTTTCGACTATTTTGGTAAGCTATCCGGTAATGAGCAGCGCACATTCAATAATAGATCACTTGCTTTTTCTATTTTATTTTCCCAAGTACCTGCTGATGATTTCCCAGCACAAAGAACCGCAATTGATACCGCTGAAGAGATTGGTCTTGAGGTTTTATCCAGGATAAACATTCAAAGCAAGATGCCTACTATTGGCTGGTTATACAACAACTTTGATAAAAACAGCGTAACCATTGAGGAAGTCATTGCTGAGGGTCAAGACGGGTTTTATGGTATGGAATTCCACTTTGATCTAAAAACATTAGAACCACTCGTAGTAAATCCTGCAAAATGGACTGATGGAGCTATTTTTTGTACCTAATTACGGTTTCCCGTAAAAATAGCTGCAATATTTTTTATTAGGTTTAAAAAATCACAAACTAACATTATTTATTATGAATGAAAAATTAACCCAAGCTATTACCCCAATAGTAGAATCTCAACTTTCTTTACAAGAACAACGCATGGCATTGCACGAAATGTTTGCATTAGCCATGAGCAACATTCCTGAAAATGAAACCGACAATTTTACTGCAAAAAAACTAGCACCGGCATATCTTGCTTTGTGCCAGTTCCTAGAAAACCTCGAGGGAGTAATTTTAAAGTAAAACCCAAAAACAAGTTCTAAGTTCATAAATACCACAGCCTACATTCGTGTAGGTTTTTTTATATATTTACATTTCACTAAAAGACTTAAAAAATGAAAAAAATTATTTTATTGATTTTACTAATTTCTAGTTTTGCTAATGCGCAACAAAGAATAAAAGAGTACAAAGCTTCAAATCAAGTTGTTTATAAAGAAGGAGACACAATCACTCTAGGGAGAGGATCTGGTTTTAATGGAAATTTTGTATTTGTTCAAATCTCTGGTTGGGCAGTAGGTGTAACTCCACAAGGTATTGGTTCAGCTTACAGTGGCTTAAATGTTATTATTAAAAAAATAAAACAAGTTACTTTTAAAGGAGCTGTTAAAACAGGTTTTATTGTTGGAGGCGGAAATATTACTAACTATTTATTATTAATTGAGGATGCAATTGCTACTTGTGAAATAAAAGATTGTGTCGAGCCAAAAGCAACTGTTATATCTCAATCTGATAAATTTGATAAATTAAAAAAACTAAAAGAGTTATTGAATGATGGCACCCTTACTCAAGAGGAATATGATGCCGAAAAAAAGAAGTTGCTCAAAGAATAAAAATAACTGTAATCTATATTCCATTTTTTGTCTAAAAAAAATATACAAATAAACTGTATATTTGCCTTGACCAATCATTTTAAAAACGAAGAGTGCGCTCTGTTAAGATTCTTAACACGGGAGTTCTCAGGTTTCGGGTAGCGTGAAAAAAACGTCCGGCTTCATTCTTCGTGATGATTGGTCAAACCGTAAAGGGGACTCCCCTGTTCTGGATTTTATACCAATAATTATGGAAATAATAATTTTAGATTACAAAAACGAAGTAAAAAGGCTTATTGATGAAAATTACGAGCCTGCTGATGTGCTTTCTAAAGAGTTCCAAAAAACTACTCTAGAACTTACTTATGAGTTAATGAATGTTATTCCTAACAATGCAATAGATGAACATCTTGTTTATGAAGCACTCAGAGAATTGGGTTTTGAACCAAAAGAGGAAAAGCCGCTAGTATATTTTTGGTACTTCAAACGAAAAAATAATATATAATCAACCTATAGGTTGATTTAAACCACTCACTAGAGTGGTTTTTTTATGTCCTTTTGCCACTGCTCAAAAACTTGGAAATTGCTTAAAAATTCAAGGTATGGATAATCTTAACATAGAAGCCGAGGAAAGAAAAGCGGGCAGTATCGCCAGAGCTGCGCTTAAGGCTTCGGTTATAAATCAAATAAAAAGAACTTTTCACAGACGTACAGGAACTTTACTAAAGTCTACCGTAAATGCTAATTATAAAGTAGGTAGGCTTGATCGTTTAACCTTGAATATGCCTAGGTATTCTTTTCAACAACACTTTGGCTCATCGCTAACAGGAACTCAAAAAGCTACAGAAAGAAAAGGAGCATCTGTCAAGTCATTTCAAAGACATTTGGAAGGAATTGTAACTGATGTAAAATCACATGAAAGAAGAGGTGGTTCTGTTAGTGCCATGCGTAAAAACATAAAATACGGCGCTCACAATCATATTTCTCGTGCATTGAAGCAAACTAATGCGCTTAAAAACCTAGCTACTGACTTAGGTAAAAATAGAATTGTATTAATCACTTCACAAATTGAGTTCTAATGGCAGGAGAAAATATAAACAGGCGGTTAAATATTTATATAAACGACAAAGAAGTCGTTAATTCATTATCTGGGATTACTCGTGAAATGGGTAAAACTAGAAATGAACTAAAGAATCTTAATAAAAATTCAGCAGATTATGATTCAGATGTAGCTCGTTTGACTAAACATTTGTCTGATTTGAACGAAAAGCAAGGGGAATTTCGTGAGGAACTAAAACTCACGAATAAAGAGATGAATGCTGCTCAAGAAAATTTCTCTAATTTATTAGGTGGTTTAGCTACTGGAGACATGAAAGCAGTTCAGGAAGGATTGATGGGAATTCGCGGTTCTATCGTTGCGAGTTCGCAGGCAGCTTGGGCTTTTATTGCCACACCTATTGGTGCTTTTATCGTAGGTTTAATGGGTATAGGATTAGCTACTCGCGAATGGGCTAAGTATAATAATGAAATTGCTAAAACAAACATTCTTGTCAACGGAATTACTTCGCTTGCTGGATCTGATCTTGATAATGTGAGAGTAAGAGCGATGGCTCTTGCTGATTACTACGGTCAAGATTTTAATGAAATTTTAAATACCGCAAAAGCTAATGTTAAAGAATTTGGGATTTCTTATATAGAAGCATTAGATAGTATTGAGGATGGTTTGGTAAAAGGTGGTCAAACAAATGGAGAATTTCTGGAATCAATGCGGGAATATCCCACTTTCTTTGCTTCAGCAGGATATTCAATTAAGGATTTTCAAAACCTTGTGAACTCTGGTATCGACTTAGCTATTTACCAAGATAAACTTCCAGATGCAATAAAGGAATTTGCATTATCTGTAAACGAACAAACTAAAGGTGTTTCTGATGCCTTAAAAAATGCGTTTGGTGCTAGTTTCACGACTACATTACTAAAGGGAATAAAGGATGGTTCTATTTCAGTAAAACAGGCTCTTTCGCTTATATCAGAAGAAGCTAAACGAATAGGTTTAAATGCACAACAGGCACAACAACTGACAGCAGATTTATTTCGTGGAGCTGGAGAAGATGCAGGGGGTGCTTTAAAGATATTTGAAGCGGTACGTCATTCAATTGAAAATCAAATCAGACCATTGTCTGAGGCTGAAAAAGCAACAAAAGAATTAGCAGATTCTAATTTAGAATTAGCACAAGCCCAAGATAAGGCTCTTAAATCAGATGGGTTTGAGCGTTGGAAACGAAATGCATTGTTGGCTATAAATAGCGTAAAAAAAGGCTGGTATGACTTCATTTACACCATAACTACCTCAAGAGAAGATATTGTAAATAATGGAAGAAAAAGAGGCGCTGAGAATGAATTGAAAGATGAAGCTAATAATTTTAAGGATTACATGGATCTAAGAAAAAAGCGTTTAGGTGCTGCTTTTGACTGGGAGAAAGAAAGAGCTGAAAAGTTAGCTGAAGTAATGAAACGAATGAATGCTGGATGGCTTACCGATATTGAACAAAAATCTTTTGATTTACAAATATCAGTAATAAAATCTGCTAAAAATCCAATCGCTACTTCCAAAGGAAATGCAGGACAACTATCAGATACAGATGCAAAGTCTGCTGAATCAGCAAATAAAAAAAGAGAAAAAGCATTGGCTGATGCTAAAAAACACTCAGAGGATCTATTGAAGCAATTAGAAGCCTCTGAAAAAGAATTACTCGCCACTGAGCGTAGTTTTGATGATTTAAAACTAGCTAATCAAAAAGAGAGCTATGACAAAGAGCTCGCTTTATTAAATGAGGAATACAGCCGTAAAATTGTAGATACAAAAGCCAAAGTAACCCAGTTACAGGAGGAAATAAACAGCTTAACTGCTGAGGCGAAAAACCCTGCTAATTCTGCTGCTGATAATGCAGTTATCAAAGCCACAATTGCCAATAAATTAGCGGCACAAATTGATTACAATACCAGTTTAGCTGATATTGAGAAATCCCGAATGTTGAAAGTGGCAACGCTTCAAGAGAAATACCTGCAAAAAGACATTCAAGATCAAGAACAAGCTAATGCTCGCGCGCTTCAAAACTTACAAACAAGGCAAAACAACGAGCTATCAGCCATTATTTCTTTAGAAGATGCAAAAGCCGTGCTTTCTAATTATTTATCTGAGGATGAATTAAAAAAAGTGCGCACGATTGAAGAATCTAAAAAGCAAATAAAACAGCAGTTTCAAAATGAGGAGTTAACGCTTCAGCAAAAGCACCTTGTAGCAATGATGGCTCAAATACAGGCCGTATTTGCACAAGAGAATTTACAAGGAATAGAATTAATTACACCCGAGCAAAGAGAAATTTTACTCAAATTCTTAGATGATGCTGCTGCAAAGCTATCTGCTTTAGGTGTTTCAAAAGCGGAGAATAGTGCTGGAGCCGTGGATGCTTCAAAAGATATTGCATCGTTATCGGGAATAGATATCCTTGGTTTCACACCAGAGCAATGGCAAAATGCCTTTGACAATCTAGATGGCTTTTCTAATAAGATAGCAGCTGTTGAATTGGCTATTGGAGCCGTTAAAAATGCATTTGGTATATATTTTCAATTCTTGGAAGCTGGCGAAAAAAGAACTTTACAAAAGTTTGAAGCCAACAACCGAAAAAAACAAGCTGACCTAAACGATCAGTTAGAGAAAGGTTTTATCACTCAAGAAGTTTATACAGCAAGAAAAGCCAAACTTGAGGCGGAACTAGCTCGTAAAAAAGCCGAGATAGAATACAAACAAGCTAAGCGAGAAAAAGCAATGAACATCGCTAGTATAATTGGTAACACTGCGGTGGGAGTTTCTAAAGCTTTAGCTCAAGGTGGTTTTATTCTTGGTGTTCCTTTTGCAGGAATTGTAGCTGCTCTCGGAGCATTACAACTTATAGCAGCAATTGCGCAACCATTACCTGATAGAGGCGGTTTCTATGACGGTGGTTATACCGGTTCTGGTCCTGAACGCAACTCTCCTGGTCCCGTGCATTATGATGAATATGTAGTGCCAAAAAAAGTATTGTTTAGCAATGATCCAGTAGTGCCTAATATAGTAGGTTATCTTGAGGCTAAGCGCACTGGCAAAAACCCACAAATGGAACAAGACGAAGCCAGCAATACTCAAACAAATCAAAGCAGTTCAAATAGCAATACATTGGATATAGCTGTTGTTAATGCATTGAATAGAAACTCAGCTATTCTTGAGAAAATTGAGGATGATGGCATCCCTGCATATTTAGAAAACAATATCAAAAACGCTAAAAAAATTAGGGATAAAATCAAAGAAGTAAACAAACTAGAAACTAACGCAAAATTATAAAAATGGCTAACTCTAAAATAATTATAGACTTTGTTCAAGTCCCAGATGCTAACTCGGTTTTGCAGTTTTCAGAGAGCCTTTTAGGCTTAAATCTAAATGCAATTTTTAAAAATGCCAGAGCTATTCTAGGCGAAGTATTACTGCCGCAGTCAAATAGTTTATACTACACAATGACTATTGATATCAATGCTGATGTATCAAATATAGATGTTGAATTTACTCCTCAAGGCGGCAACACAACAAGAGTTGCTTTGAGTAACTTAAATTTTTTAGAAGATAATTTAAACGGGACACGTACTTACCAGGTAACATCCACTACTCCCGTTCTTTTAGTTGATGTAACGACCTCGAATTATATAAATTGGCCAGAAGGTTCATTTATATCTGCACCAGGATATACAGGTTATGTTTCTGAAAATTATAATACGGCATTCAATGAAGATTATAATACTGGCTTAGATTTTACAACCACATTTACCACAGGAGATGAGGGTAGCGGTATAGGAACCGTAACTATTGATGCTAATTATGCAAATGCTTTCTTTGCATTAGTTTCAAACACCTCTTTTGCAACAGTAACTATTATCAATGAGGAGCCAATTACTCCACCTGATCCTACTAATTCTGTTACTCCTTTAGTATTAAATTTTGATTTAGTGACAGCTATTATTCCTGCTCCTTCTCAAAATATTATAATTAATACCATGGAACAATGGGATATTATATCCCTGCTCCCTACTTGGTTACAATTATCAGCAATAAGTGGTTCAGGAAACGCAACAGTTGAAGTAACTCCAGTAAATTATACTGATTTAGCAGCAGGAAATTATAACGCAACTTTTGATGTCGTTATTGGCTCGCTAATATTTACTGTTACTGTAAACTTAACCGTTACTAATTTCTTTGAAAACCCATTCTCTGCTGGCAAATTATATTTTTCTCAAGAACTCGATTATTTAAAATTTAAGTCTGATACTGCTGGCACTTATGTTGCTATTGCTATTGAAATAAAAGTATTTAAGATCAATACCTATGAGCCAATAATTTACAATAGACCATACAAATTTCCTTTGTTTCAGGGTAAAGGCGAGTTTCACGTGGGTAGTATTGTTCACGGCTTATTTGAGGAGATTCAAGAGCTAGCTGATTTTGTGCCAAATTTTAAAAGTAATTACTCAAAAACACAATATAGACCTGCAGAGATCAGTATTACTTTTGAAGAGAAGCCATTTGGAGCAAATGTTCCAGGACTAGTTTCTGGTGTAATTCCAATGTTTAAAATGGCCAAAGGATTTAAGCCTTTCATGACCGAAAATCAACTAGCATTACTAACAGTAGCACAGCAGGAAATTACTAGAATTACTCCTCAATCATTCGTTGGGACATCATTTGTCTATTTTGGTACACCTAGAGTTATTGTCAAAAAAAACAATGCAGTTATCGATGATTTTGAAATTGAAGAAGCGGATGCTGATCGTGTAATTTTTTCTTATTTCCGTTTTTTAGATAATCTTAAACCAGGAGATAGTTTAGAGATTATAGTAATCAATGGATTAGAAACTCGCTCACAACGGTATTTAGTTTTTAAAAATGGCTTAGAATCTACCTACTTCTTTTTTGAAAACAACAACGGAGTTCTAGAGCCTTTTGAGTTGTCAGGAAGAAGAAGGATTTCGTCTCCAATAAAACACATCACAACAACTAAGTTTAAGAAACTGAACAGTTTTAACTCAAAAGTAAAGGCAGAGATTACCCAGACAATGATCATAAATACGGGTCAATTAAGTAAGAACGATCATCGGGTTCTGACTGCACTTATCGCCAGTGATAAAGTATGGTGTTCACTAGATAACCCCGAAGGTCCATATTTTAGAGTTGATGCTACAACAAACAGAATCGATAATCAAGACACTTCAGGAAGTGAAGAAGATTTCAATATTGAATTTAACATCTTAGAAAACGCCAATGCTAGTATTTATCCACGCTAATTTCAAATTAGATCTAACTTATCTAAGCGTTACTTTTACCGAAATAAATCAATGGTTCAAGGACGATTTCTCAACAGAAACATCTATCCCTTTTGATTTATATTTAGACTCTGAACTTTCAAAGAATAGTGGTTTTCAAGCACATTATAATGCGAATCAAAACCAAACCATTTTTAGTGGTTATCTCGATAACGATGGCGAATTAAAAGCAGCGGTTTTACAGTTTTTAAGTATAAAAGGCAGTTTTATAAGTGCGATCATAAAAGCAGGAACAGACAACTTCCCTAGTTTTGATAAAAAGCTATCTGAGTTAAATTTAGAAGTTAAAGCCGTTGATAATATTATCACTGATGCTATTGCGGTAATATCAAAAGGATATCCCGAGACAAACTATAACTTCCCGATGGTTCATACGGACAAATACGATCCTTCTAATCAAGAGTGGCATGGATTTGAAAAAACAATAAATAAGTATGTTGCAGGAGCGTTTTTGACTAATACACTCGATTTGCAATCTAATATTGATTCCATTCGTAATATCATGCAGCCACTTCCTTATTTAATGCACATTATCAAAACAGGTGTAAATGATGCGGGATTTACTCTCGCAGGAGATATATTGACAGATGCTGATTTGCAACAAGCTTTACCATTTAGAGACGGGGAGTATTACATTCAAACTGCAAAGCAGGAATTGCCATTGGCATATAAAAACAATCAATATGATGCATTAGAATTTGAAAATAATTCCTTTCAGTACGTTCGTTTTGAAAAACAATTGACAATTGATAAAAAAGGAGATTATTTGCTTTTTGGTTCAATTTACAGTTTAGTTTACTCCGCAAGGAAAAATCCAGCATTTTTAAATAAAAGATATAGATGTTCCTCTTTACAAATAGATGTGGTAAAAATAAGCGGAGGTGTAACAACTCCATTGTTTAATTTTTTACAATATCGTGAAGGTGCCGGAACTCAAAATTTAAACATAGAAATAAAAGAAAACGCAATTGATGTCCCTGTTACCTTTGAAGCTGGAGACATTATAAAGATTATAAAAATTGAACCAAAAAGGGACTACACACCATCGATCACACCAGATTATCCTGAAGCGATATCTTTAAAATTAATCCCGATACGTTTTAGAAATCAAGATGGATCTCCTATTATTTCTACTTTAAATCTAAATGAGATAGATCTTAAAAAAGTGGTGCCAGATATGACTTTTAGAGATTTGATAATGATCATTAAAAACTGGAAAAACTATGAGTTTATTCCAGTTGATAATGTGATCTACATGAATAGAATTACACCAAAGTTAAACAGGGCGTCTGCTGTAGATTTTGCTGATTTTGATATTGAGGAACCAGAGCGCCTCTTTCATGAGGACCGCCAGTTTGAATTGGCCTTTACTGATGGGAAATCAAGTGAAACGTATCAATACGATTCAGTTTTGGTTTCAAAAGACAGTGTTATTGTGAATAATTATACGGTAAAAGATACGGTAAGTCAAATAAAAATAGATGCGCTACCGCTTCCTGTAATTACACGAGATAGTATTAATACAGCATTAAGTTATGAAGATGCATCAGCAAAACTTCGTGTTGTTTTTATGAAGCCAATGCTTGAGGGCAGTACTCCTACATCATACTGGAATGAAAATGTTTTAATTCCAGCAGTTTATGAAAATGATTTTAAGCAATGGTTAGATTTTAGAATAAATTCAATTGCGTGGCGGTGGGATTTTATAATATCTGTCGAAAAATTTAGAGAGATCAGCATTCAAACCTTAATCTATGCCTATTCGAATTATCATGTTTTATCCGAAATAGAAAAGGAGCGTATAAATAGTATGTTTTGGCGAATAAATGCTAAAACAGAAAGTTTGTTATAAAAGAAAACCGCTAGTCTAGCGGTTTTTTTGTTAGTATTGAATTCATGTTATGAATTTGTTTGTCTGTAATACTTTCTACAATGTGAGAGTAAATCATTGTTTGTTTGATATCAGAATGACCAAGTAATTTTTGTAGGTGCTCGATTCTACCTTCGCAAATTAGAAAATTAGTGGCAAAGGTGTGTCTTGCGACATGAAAAGTTACCTTTTTTTTAATTCCGACAATTTTGGCAATAACTTTTAATTCTTGATTTATATGTTGATCAGTAAAACTCCCCTCAAAAAGTCTCTCTTTGCCTATGAATGATAATGCCGATTCATTTAATTGTATTCTTTGAATTTTGCCCGTTTTTTTTGTAAAAAATATCAAAGTATCTCCTACTATATTTTCAGGACTGATCCTGGTAATATCTGAAATTCTTAAACCTGTAAAACAAGAAAATAGAAACCTTGCTAAAATTGCTTTTAAGCTACTGTTTATAAAAGGAGACTTGTAATATTCATTAAGATTAAATATTTCGTCTGAGGTTAAAAAAGCACGATTACTGCTTACGCGAATACTCTGAATATTCTTGTAGTTAAGATTGGTAACAATACCTTTATCGTTTGCTATATGCAGATACTTTTTAAAATTCTTAACCATAGTTTGAATTGTGTGTGGCTCGTGCTTTTCTACTTTTTTAAAGTGATTGATCATTTTGTTAAACCAATCATCTGTGATCTCATAAAATAAAATTGACTCCTGGTACTTTTTTACTTTTCGTAAGGTTGACATTTGTTGATTCCATGTTGATAGCTCTTTTATTAATTTTTGATTATCCATTTCTAATTCCCAAAATTTAATAAAATCAATTCTTGACGTTGGGTTTTGGTATTCGTACATCAACTTTTCTAATGTCAATACTTCGCCTCCAAGTCGGTATGCTATCTCTATCTTGTTGATATCTCCTAATGCTTTTTCTATAATTAAGTTGTAATCCTTAGAATATGCATATTTCAATTTTACTCTTTGCTTTTTTTTGTCAAAATCGGAAGGTGCTGATGATATGTGCAGCGGAAGCCTTTTTCTTTTACCATTAAGAAATATTTGCATAAAAAGGGCACAAGTGCCATCTGCGCGAATGTAATCGTCTTTGATCACTATTTTCGCTGTTAACTTCCCACTAAAATTCATTGGGTAGTTTTGTGGGAAGTAAAGTGTACTTTGATGTGTATTTAACATACGTAAGTTTTTTTAAGGTTACCCGTAAACTGCTAAAGGCGTGAGTAATACACCTATTTGGTGTATTACTCACGCCTATGTTAAAACGGTTTTGTGGCCGAGACAGGGTCTCTTTAAATCTCTGTATGTCTTGTAAAATAGGCATTCTTCTATTTTGTTGGGTAGTTTGTGGGAACTTCTATTATTTACACGTCACTTTTTTAATCTCAACAAGTATTTCGTCAAGTTTTTTATATAGGTCCTCTTGACCTATTTTTTTTTGATATTTAGTCTCTGGTTCTTTGATTATAGAGCTATAACTATCTGCTTCTCCTATAAACATGTTGGAATCGGTGTCTTTTAAAAGCCAGTTTAAATTGAGGTTTGGAAAAATCTCCATTAATCTAAGTGTAATTTTATTTCCCACAACTTGTGCTCCTCTAGTGTATGCATTCCACTGATTGTAATTCAAGTCAAAATCCTTGCAAAACATTGCTGTATATGACTTCTCTGGATAATCTTTATCCTTTCCATAGCTTGAAATAAGACTCTTTATTTTGGCTCCATCTATATACATAAAATAATATTTTTAGAAATACACATAAATCTACTTGTTTTATACAAAAATGTATGTATATTTGCTAAACCAATATTAATCAAATAATACACTAATGATAAACAAAGATAATACTTTCTTAGAGAAAGAAAACAATGGAATCACCCCAGAGGCGGTGAATGAGGCTCTTGATAGCCTTCCTAGCAATTATGTGAAACAAGCACAGATTGTTTTAGAACAATGGAAAGAAAGTGGGATCATCACTAAAACTTACTCAAAAGTTTATATCTCACGTGTGAAAACGGCAGACAAAGGAGCATTCAATGAAGATATCATGAATGCACTTGTTGAAGTTGGAACTAAAAATAAAGAAATCAAAGAAAAGTACGGACGTATAACAAAAAAAGCCTCTCCATCTAATTAAAGATATCAAGGCTTTCTTAAACATTTAGCGATGACAAATATACAAATTCCCTCTGGTATTATTGACGAAAACATTGAGTTGTTTTCTACAACAGGTAAAATGATGGCCCTCCACAACGGTGCCGTTAAAAACCTTTTTGACCTTCCCTTAAAATTCATGGAAACTCTTGAATGGGAAATGCACAAAAATCCTTCAACAATTATTGCACTAAAATTAGCTGGATTTAAAACAAGAGAACAGCAACTAGAAAAATTTTCTGAGTGTCGTTTTGGCGGTTTTGACCTAACAGCTGATTTTAAAGATGGCAAACTTTCGGATACGGAGTATCACGAATGTGGCTTTAGAGGCGAATGCCCAATGGAAGGAATTGTTTGCGGATTTTTCAGGGTAAAAGGGCACATCATAACACCTTTTGATATTCACATGATCAAGCTTTTATCTACTGAAGACACGCTACCTGTAATTGCTGAAAAAATGCAAGTATGCATGAACACCTTCGAAATTAAAAAGAAGTTGCTTTATGAAAAACTAGGTGTCTTATCTCGCGCACGATTGGTAGCTATCTGCTACGAGTTGCAAATCTTAATGCTAAAGCCATGTTCTTAAATATCCCAAAAACAAAACAAGCCGCTATTCTTTGCATCAAAATCCAAGAGATTGACATGTCAGATGAATACACTGACGGTGATAAAGCTCAAATGATGGCTTTTTATCGAAAAAAACTAAAAAATATACAGCCAAAAAGAAAATTTTAAAAGTTCTAAAACTATTCAAAGATGATAAAAATAGACCTGATTAACCGCATTGAACTTATTGAAGCTCAAATTGAAAATGTTAAACATTCTGGACACTTTACAGAAAAAGAAATCGACACAAATATATATCCACTAGAAATGGAACTAGAGTCATTAAAGACACAATTTGATGTTTTTGGGATGACTTATGATCAATATGTTGAAGGCAAAGAAGTACACGAACACTGTTTTTCTCAAATGAAATTTATTTCGCCTGCTTTGGTAAACACTTGGAACACATTAGGAATGAATCAAATAGCTAGAGGATAATTATGAAATTTATAAAACAATCCTCTATTGATAATTTAATTGACGAAGCACGCATTGACGTTGTTATTGGAGCCACTGAAGAGCTAAAAAAGAAAGGTGTTCACTATTTCTGCTTCTCTCCTTTTACGGGCGAAAAAGGAACTCCTTCTTTATGCGTGCATGTTGTAAAGAACTTTTTTTATGACAACTCAGCGGGTTTTGGTGGGAACTCCGTGCAGTTCATCATGAAAAAATACCCAACGATGAACTTCTTTGAAGCTGTCGAGAAAGTAGCTGAGATCACAGGAATAGTACTCGAGTACGAAGAGCAAAGCGAAGATGCAAAGAAAATTCATGACGAAATATTGTCCATGAAAAAGATCGTTCAATTTTGCTCTGATCAATACCAAAAGAAATTCAACAGCTTACAAGCAGATGATTGGGCAAAACAAATGATGCTCACTGATCGCGGTTTCTCTCCAGAGATATTGCAAGAATTTATGATTGGCTTTGCTCCTGATGAAAGAAGCTTTGTTTCTACTCCACTAATCAATAACGCTCACTTTGAAATATCAAAAACGCTGGGCTTTTTGAACACAAAAGATGGTGCTAACTATGATTTTTTTAGAAATAGAATCATGTTTCCTATTCATAATGAAAAAGGAGATATCATAGGTTTTGGAGGCAGGAGAAGCAATGCTCCAGAAGAAGCAAACTACGCAAAGTACATGAACTCTAAGGAAAGTAAATTGTATCTGAAAGAGAAAGTGTTGTACGGTTTATGGCAAGCCAAAAAGAGAATAGCGTCCTCTGGGAAAGCGATATTATTAGAAGGTTACACTGATGTAATGGCTTTGCACCAGGCAAATGCAGGAAACGCCATCGCCACCTGTGGGACTTCATTAACTGAGGGACATGCTAAATTATTGCACCGCTTTTGTAAGCATGTGATCTTATTTCGTGATGGTGACAAAGCGGGATTAAGAGCAGTACACCGTGACATTGATATTTGTTTACGCTTTGGTTTTAAGGTTGAAGTGGTGATTTGTCCTGATGGAGAAGATCCTGATAGCTTATCAAAACAATGTGATGTAAATGATTTTATTGAAAAAAACCGTGAGGACGCCATACTTTGGAAAGCTAAATTTTTGCAGGAAGAAGCAAAGAATCCCGAGCTCGAATCATTAGAGCAAACACTGCGTGAGGAATTAGACAAAAACATTGTAGAGTTAAAATACAGGCTAGCAACTGAAGAGGAGCTAAAAGCACTATCTATTCATGAACGGAAATTTAAGAAAAAAGAGAATGACGAAATTTTCAGGTCTATTGCTGAGCAGGAAAAGGAACTAAAACAAGAGCTTGCTGATTTACCAAAATATGATCCTGCACTGGTTGCCAACTCTGTGGAGAGCATGGCCAACACGCTGCACCTTATCCCTAACAAAATAGAGCAATCTACTTATGTAAAAATGGTTGCTAAAATACTAGGGCAAAAACCGCTAGTAATTACAGGAATCATAGCATCAAATGAGGAAAATGAAGCTAGAGCCAAAAAAGGAAAAGCACAGGAAGCCGACAAAAAAGAGTTTGAAATATTAGGATTACCGGAAGGAGCTGATAAGGATCAATTTTTAACGGACCGCTTTTGTGAGATAGGAAATGTGTATTGGTTTAAGCGTGAAAACTCTTTTGTTTTAGGTACAAATTTTAGAATCACACCGCTTTTTCATGTGGAAGGACGTGCTGAAAACAAACGACTTTGTGAAGTAATAAACAACAAAGGGCATAAGAGACTGATTGATTTTGACTCTACTGATTTAATCAATTTCACCAAAATAAAAGAGCGCCTTATCATGGAAGGGGAATTTTATTTTGAACCAGGAGCGCGAAATGAGGATTTCCTTTATATCTCTAAAAAATTATTGAAAGATTTTATTACCGCTTCTGAGTTGAAAATATTAGGACTTCAACGACAAGGTTTCTATGCCTTTGCTGATGGCGTTTACAATGACAATAGTTTCCACAAAGTCAATAAATATGGTGTTGTAAATGTAGAAGGATTAGAACATGTAGAAAGCGAATATAGATCTGATATTAAGCATTTCTACTCCCCATCCCACTCAGAGATTTACAAAGCAGCCAATGAAGGCGATGATCCATTCGAAAATGATAGACACTTTATTCACAAAGTAGCGACAGTATCACTAGATCAATGGGCATCACAGATGGTTACTGTTTTTGGAGACAAAGGAAAGTTTGGAGTTGCATTTTGTTTGGCTGCCAATTTTAGGGATCTATTTATAAAGCATTACAACTTCTTTCCCTTATTTGGAGGCTTTGGCCAAAAAGACAGCGGAAAGTCGGGATTTGGTTCTTGCCTTCAGGCTTTCTTTTATCACAACTTAAATCCATTGGAGCTGAACACTTCTACACTTGTAGGTTTGTCCAGAAGGTTAACCAGAGTAAAGAATTCGATTGTTTTTTGTGATGAGATGCGCGATGATATTGACGAGGCCATGCACCAGACACTTAAAGGAACCTGGAACGGAATAGGTCGTGAAAAAGGAAAAGGATTTGAGAGTAACAGGACCACGGTTGACAAAATAAACTCAGCGGTGTATTATTCCGGTCAATATTTACCCACTCGTGATGATGGTGCATTGCCTTCTCGGTCTATCATAACCAATTTTGAAAACAAAGAGTTCACATCCCAAGAAAAAGAGCAATACAACAAATTGATCTCTTGGAACAAAGAAGGGATCTCCTCCTTTATCCTGGACACAATAAAGCACCGTGATTATTTTACCAATAACATGACAAGGATCTATGCTGAAACAGGTAAGGAAATGAAAGCCGCTTTGAAAGAGCAGGAATACCAAAACAGGGTTTTTGACAATTACATTGTGCTATTGGTTACTGTAAAAATGCTACAAGACAAATTCAACTTTCCTTTTACGTATGATCAATATTTCAATATTACTAAAGAGGCCATTGTTGAAAACTCAGAAACGATTGCAGACTCCGATGGATTAGCCGCTTTCTGGCGAATTGTAGAATACTTGGCTGATCCGGCACAGCATTCTATAAAGAAAGATGTTGATTTTATTATTGAAAGGGCATCAAGTTTTGACTACATCCCAAAACGAGGAGAAAAAGCCACTTATACTAACAAAGACCGAGACAAAATTATTTTTATAAACTTCTCAAAAGTACACCAGGATTACCACAAAGAGGTATCCAAACGTCAAGGTGAGGAAGTGATAGGAGCTACGACAATAAGGAATTATTTAAAATCTAAGAAATACTTCATTGGCTTATTTGGAAGCAAGAGAATGGGGGATAAATGCCCAAGCGGATATGCTTTTAATTACTCGATGATGCAGCGATTGGGAATATTGAGTCTAGATGATATCAACGACACTCAGATAGATATTGAAATGCCAGATGACTTAAAATTTTAATTATGGACGCAAAAGAGTTTTATAAATATTCCAAGCCTTGTATTGATGCTCAGATTACTATTTATCCAAAGCCATCCAATACAGGCAAATATAAAATAGTGATTAACACCCGTGGGAGAGAAAAGGTAGGTGATGAAATTTATCAAACTGACTCCTATATAAAATCAGAGACAATCCGAACGCCATCAGGAATGAAAGTAGTAAAAATTCAAGTTCCTAGTGTTTATGATAAAATATTAGAATTATACAAAGCAATTTGCATTAAAAATAAATTTTTAGACCCAATTATTAATTAAACAAACATTTAGCGATGACAACAACAATTAAAATTTTTAGACAAAAAGTTCAAAGTACCCAAGTGTACCAAGCACTTGGAACGGTACAAAAACAAATTATTAGCACTAGACAAAACATTGATGCCATAGGCAAAAGCCTTATGCTAATAGAAAAAGAAGGTGTAAAACGCTGGGAGGAAACTTCGCAAAACAGCAGGAACAACGCTGAGATCATAAGAGAATTATACGCAAAAAGTTTAACCATAAATACATAAATAAAAATGACAATTACAGCAATCATAAAAAGAAAATTTGACACCAAGACAGTAGGTACAAATGGTTTTGAAACAAGAGAGGTACATGTAACTACTGAGGAACAATATCCTCAAATATTAGCAATTCAGTTTACACAAGGACGAGTTAGCCTGCTGGATGGATTTGAAGCAGGCGACAAAGTAAAAATTGATCTTAACTTAAAAGGTCGCGAGTGGACAAATGCTCAAGGCGAATTAGTTGTTTTTAACACCATTGAAGGATGGCGAATTGTAGAAGTAAAGTAGATGTACACCTTTACAGAAATAGAACAGATATATAGCAGTTGCAGCTCTAAAAAAGAGTTGCAGCTTGTTACAGAAGCCTTTAGTGAGGTAATGTTAGAGCGGGATATTTCCAGTAAGAAAATATTTTTTATTAGGAAAATGGAAAGAATCAAAAAAAGAGAATTAGAAAACTTAAAAAAAAAGATGATGAATAAAAAAACTTGTCCCGTATGTGGTTTAGTAAAACAAGCCTGCCTTCATAGTCAACACAATAGAGCCCTTAAAACTGATTTAAGGGTTACAAGAATATTATGGTTTTGCACCGGTTTCCTTCTTGCAATAGTAATAGTAATGGTAAACCTATCAATTCAATGAAAGCATTATTTATAGCATTGTTCCCAATGATGATGATGGCGCAAGGCTTTCATGTAAAAGATTCAGAAGATTTCACGCTTTCTGTAATTACTGATCCTAGAGCTTCATTTAAAGAAGGTGGTTTGTTTATAGGTGCTGAGATTGAATATTCAGGAGCTGTATACACGAGGGTAGGTATTTCAAACTTTGCAGTACTGAAGGATGGATATACGGAGTTGATTGGAGGAATTGGAGTGAACTTCTCCAGTGGTTACTTTGACACGGTTCGATATTATACCGGTATAAGACTAGGAGTAATAAAAAGACAAGCAGGAAATGCCACCGCTGGATTAGAAGCAGGAATTGATTTTAAAATTACTGACAATCTTTTTATAGGAATGCGAGCCACTTATGACTATCGATCCGACTTTAAGTTTTATGATTACCCAAACGAAATGCGAGGCAGTGGCTATTTAAGAATAGGAACTAAATTTTAAGAAAAAATAAGAAAATATGAAAACAATTTATTTTCAACCTAAAGGAATTAAGCCTCAATATTGTGAGATAGGTATGATTTTAGAAATGGACCCCGAGTACATCCAATATTTAGATGAGCCTTGCAAAATAGCAATTAGTGAGGTTAAAATCATTGACAAAGAAAACGTAACGTATAATAAAAAAAATAGGTTGTATTATGTTAAGACCGATGCTCAGTAATCTTGCTGATAACGGAAGGTTGCTTGGCATCTGTTGCCGATAACGTGAACGTGAATCGAAGAAATAAACATCAAAATTACCAGCGAATTTTCCGCTGAAAAACTAAACGGCAATAGTGCCAAACAACTGTTATAAGCAGGTTTAATTATGATACTAAACGGACTAGCAAAATTAAAATTTTTAAAATGGTTTTCTAAAGAAAAATGGATGACAGGTTTTGAAGATAAAGACCCAATAATACAAATATTTTTAATCAATGAATGGTTTGGAACGGTTGGGTACAAAATATCAATTATTTCAAGGTATATTAAAGATGATTTCGGATATATTGTTTCAACAAACGAAGGAGAGTTTTATAAATATGGAATTAAAACGAGAATTGAAGCTGATAATTTAGCAATAGAACGAGCAACCGAAGATTATAACGAACGTAACTCGTAAACTTGCTTATAACGGCGGATAATTGTATTAGTAGCGTGCCGAAATCACTAATAAATACTGAAACAAAACCAGTTGTTAAGTAATCCTTAACAACTCAAATAATCACTAATAAAGCTATTGATACAATTATATGTTAACAATAGTACTTACACACAAAATTATGACAACAGATACTTACATCAACGAAAACAAGACATCCACTTTTAAAAAAGGAGACACAGTAGTAATGCACTCTTGCGGTGAAGCGAATTTTTACAAAGGTAAAATATGGAAGTGCCAAACAGATAGTTATTTAGATAGAGGGAAGCAAGAGGTTGTTTTTATTGAAGGATTTAGCGGTTGCTTTTCTGCTAAATATCTTCAACGAGTACATACGTCATAGTATTATTGTTAACGGAAACGGCTATCATAAGGCAGCCTACGTACAAAATACTTTTCGGCTGCTTGATGATAACCGATGTTATATTCTCGTTGCTTTTTTAACACTATTAAATTAAATAAAATGATAACAAAAAAAATATTAGAGCAAATGCAATCTCAATTAGAGATTATGGATAATCATAGAAAATATTATGAGAATCAACAAATAACTTCCATTTTAAAATACTTTGGCATTCCTGAAAATAAATCTGAAAATATTAAAAGCATATCTGATTATTTGGAATTTGATATTATTTCAATCTTTACGCCAAGTTCTGTATTTGAAACTATTGATTTTTCTAAATTATTTCTTCCTGAAAAAATAAAATTCATATCAAATTATAACAATGGGAATTGGATTATTATGGGACAAAATAGAAAAGATATGAAGTCTATTACAATAGAATTTGATAGTAATGAAAATCATAGGTTATATTCTTTTGGGCGTTCCAACAGCAATGGAATATAACTACTCAATAACATCAATATAAAATAGTATACCTATGGAAACACCAATAAACAAAAGCAAAGTAGAATTAACCAAAGGTTTTATTTATGATAAATACCAAGCGCGTGAGCTCTCTTGTGATGATTTAGTAGAAATTATTATACTGCTGTTTACATTGCTTAATTTCAAAACAATTAGCGAGTACGCTAAACAAGTTGGAAAAACATACAGCGGTGTAGAGAGGTACTGTAAGGACATAAAGCATGTCAATCAATTTAAGTTTGTAAAGGATAACGAATAATATAAGCCATGAAATAGTCAACCACACCCAAAGCGGGTATTATAGAAAATTAGCTATTCTGCGAGATAGCCGCTTATAAGCAATCAGTGAACAATAGTAGCTGGTTGCTTTTTTGTTTGTAAAAACGCCAGCATCACGTAACAGCAAACAAATGCCGCTAACGGATGGTAATTAAAAATAACTACTCACAGTGGTAAATATAAAAAGGGTGCAGCACTGTGGTTCCATAGCTTCCCCCCCGCTCCCCCAAAGCGAATATTATCAACAAAATGTGGATCAGTGGAGTTGTTGATCAGTAAACCAACCTAATAATTAGCGTAATGATCTAAATAGATAAAAAATAATTCTCAGAATTATTTTTTTTTGGAAATCCCCCGCACCCCCAAAATTTAAAAAGTATGTCAAGAAGCGAGGATTTGAAAATCAGTAATAAAGCGTTCCACTGTTCCACTGTTCCACAAATTTTATATATTAGTATGTAAGTATATAAATATCAAATAGTTAAGATAAATTTTAGTTTGATTTTATTTGTGGAACATGTGGAACAGTTTTTTAGTGTTCCTACAAAATAAGTACTGTTCAACACGGTTTTAAAAGTTAAGTACTTGATTATCAATATGTGGAACAGTGGAACAAAAAAAACAAAAAAATGTACATTAATCTATGTATATTTGTTTTTTAAAAAATAACTAAATTATTTTTTTATGAGTGAAAGAACAGCCGTTACAATAAATTTTCCTGTAAAGCCTCACGTTTACAAGTACTTACAAAATAAGGTAGGCGAAAAACTAGTAGTTACAAAGAGTGATTTCTTTGGGAGTATGGTTCTGGACATTCTCTCTAAGAATTACAGTGATTTGCAGGCCGTGAAAGATGATATTACTTTTCCGGTTGAAATTTCGCTACGGTACATGGAAAAAATGGGAGTTTACATTGATAGCAAGATCATACGAAAGTTTAACACCAGGGTTGATGACGTTTTTAGAGAGGAAATGCGCACTTATGTTGGTTTAAATTTTACGGCGAACAAAATCCCAAAAGAAACGAGTTTGAAGCAATTTTGTTTCAATTATAACTTATCTGAGGATGATATAAAATTTGAAACTTTACTTAAGGATTTGCGACGTAACATCAAGTAAATCAAGGGTACAATAAAAGTTTTTCCGATTTTGTCCCCCTGTTTTTAGCAATTTTGCACACTAATTTATTGATATTTTGAAACTATGATCAATGCACTTACTTCTGAAAATTACAAAGACATCACTAAAATTTCTATTTTGGATGCAAAGGTTGTTTTTTACCCATTAAAATATGTTTTAGAAAAGCGAGATATTGCTTTTGATGAGGATTTGGCTATTATTATTAAGCTAATGCCCGAGGATTTAAAATATCCTGCATCCGTTAAAATGACTGATGCTGGCGTTTTGCGTGACTATAAAATAGAAGTGGCCATAAATAACCAGCATCCCGAAACAATTGATCAGCTGGAAAACTTGGTAAATAGAAAAGTAATTGTGGTCCTACACCACAATTTTGGAAAAATAATTATAGGTTGTAACGAGATGCCATTGGAGTATTTATTCAATGATGACAATACAACTAACCCACAAGGCGACAATGGCTTTACGGTTACATGCCGTGGAAACGCTTACTTTTTAAAGGTTTCACTGTAATTTGCTGTCCTTTTTAAAGGGGTAATATGGTGGTAAAATTGTATCGTTAATAATACTAACGATACAATTTTACATTTTGAGCGTAAAAAATCTACATTCTTTAATCAACGGAAAATGGTTTATTGATAAACCGTACGGCCATTCTCTTTTGCCTTCCTTATTTTCAATATTGGAAGGCAAAGACATTTCTATTAAGTCTGGGGAACGGGAACCGGATATTTTTATTTCCTTAAAAAAATCAAAAACTGCTTTAGTCGCTGCTGCTGGATTTGACTCTGGTAGTAATGATAATGAGTATGTTGCTGTCATTAATTTGAAAGATCCTATCTACAAGTATAGTCAGGAATGCGGACCAACGGGTACAAAATCAAAAATGCAGTCCATGAAGTCCTATGCACAGGATCCAAACTGTATAGGAGTTGTTCTTGATATTGATTCAGGTGGTGGTCAGGTTTCTGGAACTCCTGAGTTTTATGATTACATCGCGTCATTCAAAAAGCCAGTTGTTGCTTATACTGATGGATTGATGTGTTCTGCTGCTTACTACATAGGCAGTGCAACCTCTCACATTATTGCCAATAAACGTGCTGATGCCATTGGGAGTATTGGTGTGATGGTTTCTTTTATTGATTTTTCAGGTATTTATGAAAAACAAGGTGCTACACTAATCACAGAATATGCCACGCAATCTACTGAGAAGAACAAAGCTTTTGAAGAATTGCTCAAAGGAAATCCAGAACTCTACATTAAAACCGAGCTAGATCCAATTGCTGAAGATTTTATTAATGATATCAAAGCAGTTCGTCCAGGTGTTGATGCATCTGTTTTTAAAGGAGGAACATGGAACGCTCAAGAGTCATTAGATAAAAAGCTAATTGACTCCATTGGTACTCTTCAAGATGCCGTGAACAAAGTTTTCGAGCTTTCAAGTACAGGAAATTCAAATTCAAATAATAATTCAAATTTAAAAAAAGGAAATATGTCAAAAACGACTAAAAGCTTTCCTGCTATCCAATCATTAGTTGGGATTGAAGGAGAAGGTATAGCTACCATCTCTACAGTTCTAGGTAATAAAGGTGTGCAGCTTACGGAAGCACAACTAGAAGTGTTAGAAAACGCTCTAGTTGCAAATGAAGCGGCAGTTGCTGCTGCAAATGGTAAAGCGACCACAGCCGAAAGCGTTGTGACAGCTTTAGAAGTATCTGTTGATGCCGTGCTTACAACTGCGAAAGTAGCTGTTGTAGAAGGAGCAACAATTGAAACCAAAGTAAGTTCCCTAGGGACTGAAATTGCGAGACTTGGTGCAATACCAGGAGCAAAAATCACTAAGGCAAAAGCTGAGGGTGATTCATTTGAGGAAGAAGACAACATTGTGAATGCTAAGGATGCTCACAATGAATTTTATAACAAGGCTTAATTTTTAAGATATGTCAGTAAACATAGATCAGGTTTTAGAAGAAACTAAAAAGTTCGCAGCGCAAAACCCAACGGTTTTAAATGCAGCGGTAATGTCTAACGAAATTGTATTGAACAGATTCGCCAAATTGATCCCAAGAATTCGTGGAGAGTTTGCCTCTGTAAATTCAGTTATGGGACATGTTGTACAAGCATTCGCTCCTACATGGACTGAAACTGCAGATGTACAGTTTAGAGGGAAGCAGTTGAAAAACTACCACCAAAAAGTAAATTTTGCTTTTACTCCAGCCGAAATTCTTGGTTCTTGGATTCAGCAAAAATACGATGAAGGTGTTGAGTTGAAAGACAAAACAATCTCTAAGCACGTAATGACAATGCTTACAGCAAAAATCATTAGTGATGTGAATATTCTTTCAGTAAAAGGAATTTACAACGCAGCAACTCCTACTGTTTTTGGTGCGTCAATGGATGGTTTGAATAGAATCCACACTGCTTTGTTAGCCAACACAGATAATCCATGTTTCAAGATTGAAACAGATGCCATCACAGATTTGAACATCCTTGATGTTGTGCTTGACTTTGAAAAAGGAATTCCAGAGCAGTACAAGTCAGCGATCAAAGATCTTAAGATGAGTGTTACTAATGCTCAGAACTACAAATTGCTTTATGAAGATTTGTACGGTAAAAATACTGATTACAAAGGGGATAAAGGAATGCGTACTCGTTTAGGTGAGCGTACAATCATTGCGGTTCCTAACATGGCAAATGATAAGATCGTTGCTACCCTTGACGGTAACTTTGTGAGAATGATTGATGTGGTGGAAAATCCTGCAACAATCACTGATGTTCAAAAATTAGATTACAAAATCAAAGTTTTTGGAGAGTTCACGCTAGGTTACGACTATGCAGTGAATGAGTTAGTATTAATGAATACTTCTGCAGTATTAGCAATTAAAGGTTTAGGAAACGCTGCCTTGAATGCATTGTACTACCCAGAAGAAAACCTTTAATCCAATAGGAAACTATGAGTGAGAACTTAAAAATAGCACAAGAGCTCGGTATTGAAAATGCCGAGGCTCTTACTGCTTCTCAATTGAAAAAAGCAATTGAAGGAGCGCAAGCCAAAGCCGAAAGATTGAGTGCCTTACAAACGGCTGCTGATGAATTAGGCATTGCGTCAGAAGGATTGTCTGAAGAAGAATTAAATACTGCTGTGGGAACTGCTTTAGATGAAAAGCTAGCTAAGGAATTAGCAGAGCAATCAGCTGCGGCATCAGAGGAAGTATTAGAAATTTTGTCTGAATACCTAGGTGTTGAGAATATTTCTAATTTATCAGTAGAGGAAGTAAAAGCAATATTAGAAGAGAAATCGACTGCAGCTGCTGCTGAAATCGAAACTGTAATCGAAGAAGAAGGCAAAACGGATGAAAGCTTTACAGCTGAAAACGGAAAAGAATACGTGTTTACTCCAGATGCTCCTGCAGCGTTTAGATGCCTAGGTGTTGCAAAAACTCAAAAAGAGTGGATGCAAGACCAGGACTCTATGGAGTTATTGATTGCAGGAAATTTGTCATTTTTAACTTTAAAAAAATAAGATATGGCATGTTTTGAGAATATTGCAATAGAAGATTTAGATGCTTGTATCAACAGTGAAGTGCAAGCTGGAGTATCAGAGGTAGGTGTGTATTATGGCGTTCATGCGCAAATTACCACTTTCCCAATGCCATTGAATGTAAATGATGTAGGATATGATTATGAAGCGGCAGTTGCAGTAACGGCTCCAATTGTGTTTACAGCAGGAAAAGGTTTCGGAAAAATTACAGTACAATCTGATTCAGGAGAGGTGATGGTTGATGTTGTGGGTAACAAAGGAAACAAGAAAACAAAAAGTTCATTTGCTTTCTACATTCCTGGTAACAGCAAGAAATTGTTAGGGATGGTGCGCACGTTGAAAAATGTTCCAATGGTTTTTTGTGTATCTGAAAGAGATGGTCAAAAACGTTTGATTGGGGACAAATTCAATCCTGCTTACATGAGCGAAGTAAAAGGAACTACTGGTAAAGGTGGTGAGGACGACAAAGGAGTTCAATTTACAATTGAGAGCTATTGTATTCCTATCGTTTATGAAAGCACGATTCAACTTCCGGTGGTAGTTTAATGAAAAAGTATTTTGAAATAGTAAATCTAGCCATTCCTTGTGCTTTCGTATTAACGGATGGTGCAAGGTTTGATTTACGAACCGGAATCCCAAACAACTCACTTGAAGTATTCAAGACTGGATTTGCACATTTGGGATTAAAGCCTGGTGCGGAGGAACTTTTCAAAAAAGAAAAGATTAGCGATTTGATTTTATTAATTCAAAAAGCGAAACGCATCGAAGACGTTGAAATTTTGGCTTTGGCAAAACCTGATAGCGAGAAAGTTCAGGAAGTAGCAAAAGCGAAAATAGCCCAATTTAAATAAAAAATATACCTAGAAAGGAGGTGTCGTAGTTTAATATTTTTTGGTTAGTTGATAGGTGAAAAGCTCCGGATATTATGTTCGGAGCTTTTTTTAAAAGTAGTTGATATGGATATTAAAAGTTGGTTTAGTTCTCAAGGTTCGTATGCTGATGGCTTAAAGCTTTACAGCCAATTGCCTAGTTGCAATGCTACTATTTTGAAAAGCTTTGCAAGAGAGAATAGTGCTAATTTTTTAAAGTTGAAATACGAGCTCAAGAAGGCTTCTTTATCATTGACCGACACAAATGCCGCTCAGTCAGTAAAAGTATCAACTGAGCCAAAGAAATCGATTAAACCAACCCATTTATTAAAGGAAATTATAAAACAATCAGCTGCGGTTTCTTTTGAAAAAGAAACAATGGCGATGTATCCAATGGAATTGCACTCTACCTACCGTCAGAGGGTGAGTGATTTTTATTTGGCATGTGAGTTAAAATTCCAATTGAACTCTATTGCTGATGATGACGAAAACGATGCGCTTAACATTATTATTCAACTCGATGATCTGTGGACCAGGATTGATCGTGCGTGGATGATTCTAGGTCACTGGAAAGACCACAACCGGATTATGCCTACTGAAAGTCACGAAGATTTCTCTCAGGTTTCTGGTAATAAATTAGTAATGCTCAGAGATAACCTCCAGTCGAGTATTAGCAAACGGGAGAAAACTATAGAATCGATGCAGGAGCGTGTGAAATCGTCTCCAGAAGATCGTACTATTCTCAATTTGTTAAATCGAAAGCTTGAGCAGCTCGAGCAAAAGAAAATTGATTTAGAAACCATTAGAAAAAAATTGAAAC